AAGTAAAAGATCAAGATACCTTAACTATAGCAACTAATCTAAGAAACAATGCAGTTACTTTAATTAATAATAATATTAAAAAATTACAATCATTAGAAAAAACATTAAAAACTATAACTGTAATAATAACTGTATTTTCTGTAGTTCTTAGGGTTTTATCTTTAATTCCTACTCCTGTTCCTCCTAAAGTAGTTATCACATTAGAAAAGGCAAATAAACTTGTTTCTGGATTAAGTGCTTTACTAGCTATAGTTACTTTGTTACTAACAAATGAAATTATAAAATTAAACGAATTAAGAGATCGTTTAAAAGAAGCTAGTTTAAAATTAGATGGAAAGGCATTAAATTTTGGAGATTTAAATGATTTAACCAACCAATTTCTCCCTACAGGTGGAAAATATCCTCCTTATAAAGGATTTAATTTTAATATTAAGGAAGAACAAGATCCACGATTTGTAGTAAAAGGTAATAAACGTCGTTATGCTGTAGCTATTAATCGCAGTGGTATAGAACAACTTAAAAGTGAATTTTCATTTACATTAGACCCTAATGATTTGATAGAACAATTAAAGCTAGTTATTGATCAACAAAATTTACAAGGATAAAATATTTATAATTATGAATGCTAAAGTATTTAAAAATTTAATTAAAGAAGCAGTTCGCGAAGCGGTTCGCGAAGAAATTGGTGTTCTTTTATTAGAACAGAAAAAACAGGAACTAAATGAAAATAAAACATTTAGTTTTAATAGTAGTGATATTCCAACAGGTAATGTTGAAGCTAGAGCAGCGTTACGTAGCAAAATGGGATCTATGTTTGGATATGAACAATCCCCTTCTACTGCATTGAGGGTTGATCCAACATCTGACAATCCGTTTATGGCTTTTATTGAAGATGCTGCTGCTAATATGTCCCCTCAAGAACTTTCAGGATTAAGAAATTTAGGATAATATGCCAATACCTCAAACGATACGAGTAAATCCATTAGATTTACAAAAAAATATTGCTATTGGGGTATCTTTACCTTTTAATAAACCTTTTACTAGTACTTATACTACTAAAGATCAAACAAAATCCAATTTACTTAATTTATTATTAACAGATACTAATGAAAGGATAATGAATCCTCAATTTGGTACTGTTTTAAGAAAATTTTTATTTGAAGGAATAACAGATAGTAACATAGAATCTTTAAAAATTAATCTTCAAAACAGCATATCTGTGTTTATTCCTGAAATAACTGTTACTAACATAACTATAATTTCTAACTATGATTATAATTTAGTTGATATAACAGTTGATTATATATTAAATATATCTCAAACTCCTGATCAAGTAACAGTACAATTTCAATAATAATGACTAACGAAGATAAAAATATATCCTATTTAAATAAAGATTTTACAAGTTTTAAAATTGCTCTACAGCAATATGCTAAAACCTATTTCCCTACAACATATAATGATTTCTCAGAAGCTACTCCGGGAAATTTATTTATTGAAATGGCTTCTTATGTTGGGGATGTAATGTCATTTTATTTAGATACTCAAACACAAGAGAATTTTCTTTTATATGCTAAAGAAAAAGAAAATTTATATGCTTTATCTTATGTAATGGGTTATCGCCCTAAAGCTTCTTATGCTTCTAACACTACAGTTGATATATTTCAACTAGTTCCCACTATTAATAATGGAGGAACTATATCCCCAGACTATAGTACGTATGGATTAGTAATACCTTCTAATACTATTTTAACTTCTACTAGTACTGGAACTAAATTTATAACTACAGAACAAATTGATTTCACAGATACTGGAAGTGCTGAAATAACATTTGTAAATACAAATTATTTTCTATTTAAGAAATCAGTTCCTGCTATTTCTGCAGAAATAAAATCAGCTACTGTTTCTTTTTCTGGTAATGAAAAATTTGCTACTACTAATATTGTTGATACAAATATATTACAAATAATAAATGTAACAGGAAGTGACGGAAATACATGGTATGAAGTTCCTTATTTAGCTCAATCAACTATATTTAATAAAATATCTAACCCTACTGCTACTACAGATCAAGTACCTTATCTATTACAATTACAAAAAGTTCCTAGACGATTTGTATCTAGAATCCTTTCAGATAATACATTACAACTAGAGTTTGGAGCAGGATTATCTCAAAATAAAACTGATAACCAAATTATACCTACCCCAGACAATATTCAATTAGGTTTAGTACCTGGTATTTCATTATTGACTAACAATTATAATGAAGCATCAGTGATGTTTACTCAAGAATATGGTTTGGCACCATATGGAAATCTAAATGTAAAACATTTAGTTGGAGGAGGAATAACATCAAATGTACCTTCCAATGACCTAACAAATATAGATACATCTGGAGTATACTTTAAAAATGGAAACCCAGGGGGAGGCTTAGCTACTACTGTTTTAAATAGCGTAGTTTCTAGTAACCCAAATCCTTCTATAGGGGGTAGAAATGGAGATACAACAGAAGAAATTCGTCAAAATGCTTTATATTCATATTCAACTCAACTAAGAGCTGTAACTAAAGATGATTATATCGTAAGGGCATTATCTATGCCTTCAGATTATGGTACTATAGCTAAAGCTTATATTTCACAAGATTTATATCAAAATCCACAACAAACTGTAGCTTTTACTCAACAAAATAATCCTTTAGCTTTAGATTTATATATTTTATCTTATAATTCTAGTAAACAATTAACTCAAGCTTCTACTACTTTAAAAAATAATTTAGTAACTTATCTTAATCAATATAGAATGGTTACTGATGCTATTAATATTAAAGATGCATATTATATTAATATAGGGGTTAATTTTGATATTTCTATATTATCTGGATATTCAAACAAGGATGTATTAACTTCTTGTATATATACTCTTCAAGACCACTTTAATATTGATAAATGGCAAATTAATCAACCAATTACGCTTTCTGATATTACCTCTAAACTTTTACAAATAAGAGGAGTACAATCTGTTGTTAAGTTAGAAATAACAAATAAACAAGATAATACAGGAACAACATATTCTCAATATGGATATGATATAGCAGGAGCAACTAGAAATGGAAATATATATCCTTCCTTAGATCCTGCTATATTTGAAGTTAGATATCCTAATGTAGATATACAAGGAAGAGTAGTAGTAATTTAAACCATAAATAAATAAAGTATGAAACTAGACAAATTAAAAGGACACATCCCTGACAATGTAATCACTCAGATTCCTGAGGTAATGGAAAAATTTAAAATTGATACTCCAGTTAAATTAGCACATTTTCTAGCTCAATGTGGTCACGAATCAGGTGGTTTTAAGTTAGTAAATGAAAATTTAAATTATGGAGCTAAAGGGTTACTAAGCATCTTTAAAAAATATTTCCCAGACGGAACTAAAGCTGCTTTGTATGAGCGCAAACCAGAAAAAATTGCTAATTTAGTTTATGGTGGTAGAATGGGTAATGGCCCTGAAGCATCAGGAGATGGATATAAATTCCGTGGTCGTGGATATATCCAATTAACTGGTAAAGATAACTATAAAGCATTTGACGCTATTGTTCCTGAAAATCTACTTGAATCACCAGATTTAGTAGCAACTAAATATCCACTATTATCTGCTGCTTGGTTTTTTCATAAAAATTGTTTAGGAAAATGTACCGATGCTTCTGATGCTGCTGTAACTGCTGTTACTAAATGTGTTAATGGTGGTACAATTGGTTTACCTGACCGTCTTAAACATTTTAAAGAATATTACGCATTACTTGCATAAAACAGTTTGATAGTTACTATATTTATATGTAGTAATTACTAATTATGGCTGTTTATAAAATATTTCCTGAGAAAAGTGCTACTCTCTACTCTTATTATCCTACCCTTAATTCAGGACAGGATGAAATTTTAGAGGTAAGCACTTTTTCTTCAATAGAAGGCACCAATGAAATATCACGTGCTATTATAAAATTTCCATCAACCCAAATATCAGATATTATTGCTAATAAAATTGGCACTAGTTCGTTTGATGCCTATTTGAAATTATATTTAGCAGATGCTTCTGAAATACCCCTGAATTATACAGTATTCTCGCACCCCTTATCAAAAGATTGGAATGTAGGGACAGGCCGATTATCTAATTCTCCTATCACTACAGATGGAGTAAGCTGGGAATATACTAATCAATTGGGAGGCACATCATGGACTAATGGAACATTCATATCAGGAACTACAGGTTCATATACAGGATCAAATGAAGGTGGAGGAACATGGTGGACAAGTTCATTATATCAAGCAACCCAATCTTTTACAAATATATCAGATAAAGATATTGAATTAAAAGTTACTAATGTTGTAAATGCTTGGAATAGTAGTTCTATAAGCAATTATGGCTTTATTTTAAAACATTCCTCCTCTTTAGAATTTACAGATGTTGATAAATTTGAACTAAAATATTTTTCTGGAACTACCCACACTATTTACCCTCCAGCACTTGAATTTAGATGGGATGACTCAAGATACGTTACTGGATCTTTAACTATTGTTACTTCAAGTTTATATTCCCTATCTATGTGGAATAATAAAGCTGAATTTCAACAGGATTCAACCCAACGTTTTAGAGTAAATGTAAGAGATATTTATCCCTCTGTAGCATTTAGAACATCTATTAGCTATGCTAATACAAAAGCATTACCTTCTTCTTCATATTGGTCAATAAAAGATTTGGATACTGAAGAAATTGTCGTAGATTATGATACATCATATACTAAAATAAGTTGTGATGCTGGAGGGAATTATTTTGATGTTTATATGAATGGACTAGAACCTGAACGTTATTATAAATTACTTATTAAATCTGTATTAGCAGACGGTGAAGTAGTAATATTTGATAAAGATTATATTTTTAAAGTTATAAGATAATGTCTCAAATACCAATTCAAAAAACAGTATTTGATAAAGATACCTATAGTAGAGTAATTAACACTCAGTTTAGTCAATTAATTACTCAAGGGGGAGAAGAACAATTATCTTTTACTGTTGATGATTTTTTTGAATTATATGATCAATTGTTTTATCAAATCCCAACAGAAGGAGAAACAAATTCTCATAGATATATTTTACAAAGAGAAGCTGATTATTTAGGTATAAGTATAAGTCAAGACGATGTACAAGCTTTATTAGATGAAATTACATCATTAAGACAACAAGTACTTGATGCCCAAACAACTATAAATGAATTGACTCAACAATAATGGCAAATAATATTAAAATAGTAGGTGAAATTTTAAGTACCCAACAGGTTCCTCGTTATGATGAAGCTGATCTTAAATTACTTTCTCCACAATTACTAAAAGAAGATTTTGGCCAACAAAATGATTATATTGAATATTTTGTTTATGATGCTGGTGGTAATCTTTTAAATACCAATTATAGTTATAAAGATTTTAAATTACCTAACACTTCCTATGTAGATCCAATTAGTGGTTCTCTTCCTATTATTGAAATAGATCCTATTAAAGATCTTCAAAACTTAGGATATTCATCTGGTGAATTTAAGGTACAATATAATTTTTTCAACAATAGAATATCTAACTACACCCAATCAGGGTTATTCATAAAAGAAATCTCACCAGATAGAACAGAATTAAGATTAGGATCTACTGTTTTAACCAACGAACAAATTGAAACAGCTACTAATTCTCTTATAAATGAATATGCTAGTTCTTCATATTTTGTTGATTATATTGTTAATTTTGGAAATAATACCCAATCAATAACTGTCAATACAGCGTTAAATAAAATTGATTCTGGGTATGAAATTCTTTTTAAATTATATGAACCCCTATCACCTAATATTCAAGAAAAAACAACATTAT